CTTCACGAAGGCCGATCCTAGATTATCGCCTGACGAATTTAAGCGCTGGATCATCGTGCGCGGCCCCATGGGGACACTTGATGGATGATCGTCTTGCGGCGTTTACGCAGCGGATTTTTGCAGCCGGTCGCGAGTCGAACGAAACCGATGGGTGTTTTGAGCGATTTCGGGTTGCGGTCGCTGAGGCGTATTGCGCCAACGAATTCCCGCCGAGCAGTGGTCGGTTCGGCATAAAAGCTGGAGATTCCAAACATCCGAGCGTCAAGCAATTTTACGTGATGGAGGAATATCAAGACTGTTTGGAGGGCGCCGTGGCGTCTGCCGCCGAATGGGCGCCTGGGGCCGTCGCAGAACTTCTCCGCATGTTGCGTGCTAACGGCATAGGACTCCTCCACTCATTGGAGATGCCGGAGGGCCTGACTTATGGGGCTTATGCGGGGCCTATCCGTCTGCTGGTTGCTTACTACATCAACAGCGACAGTTATTGGTTCCGCATAGACGCGCTCGGAGAGCCTAATGGCTGACAACCCGATGAGCGGCACTGCCGCTAACGTAGCATTGATGAAGCCGACCCCGGCATTGTCTGCGACTACTGACATTCCCCAGACTGTCATTCCAGAGACTGAACCCCCTTCCCCAGGGGGGTCTGCCGCACCGGACACGGCTACGGCGCCCGCTGCATCTCCTCCAGCAGAGCCGGCGGCAGATACCGCACCGGACGCAGAAACGGGCGCCGAGCCCGGTGCAGAACCAAAGGAGCCGCCGAAGAAGAACGCCTTTAGCGAGCGGCTGAGTGATCTGGCGCGGCAGCGCAACGAGGAGAAGGCCAGGGCCGATCGGGCGCTTGACGCGGTCGGCAGCCTCCGGGAGGAACTAAGAACCGCCGTGGCGGCGCTGGAGCGGGCGTCGCAACCGAAGCCCGCCGACCCACCGGAGCCCGTGCGACCGCGGCGACAAGACTACGTCGATCCCGACGCGTATGAAGATGCGTTCGCCGATTGGGCCGAGCAACGGGCGGCCAGTCGCGCCGAGCAGGTTGCTGCGAGAACCGCCGATCAGCGTGCGAAGGAAGCGGCCGAACTCGCGACCAAAACCCAAACCGAGCAGACGCAGCGCCAGATGGTCGAGACCGTGCAGCGTGACTTTCAGCAGCGCCGCAATGCGTTTGCCGCGGAGCATGAGGATTACGCCGAAGTGGCCGAGCGCGACGATCTGCAGATCACGACGCCGATGGCCGCGGCGATCATGCGGTCCGAGCGCGGTCCCGCTATCGCCTATCATTTGGGCCACCACCCGGAAGAGGCGCAACGCATCGCTAGCCTGTCCGATCCGGTGCAGCAGCTCTATGAAATGGGTATTCTGGGCGCGAAGCTGACGCCGCCGCCCAAGCCGGAAGTCAGCCGCGCTACTCCCCCGATTACGCCCCGGATCGGGACCAATGCGGATGCGGGACCGAAAGACCCGAACGACATGACGACCGAGGAATGGGCCGCGCAGCGCGAGCCGGCGCTCAGAGCCGAGCGTCGGGCGTCTACGTTGGGAACGCGGGTGAATTGATGCTTATCCGGGATGGCAAAATCCTCATTTACGATCTCAACATCGACGTGATGCGCGAGATTGGTCCAGACGACGTTCAGGCACTGGAAAACCAAGCTGTCGGCCTTTCCTTTCTGATTACGCGACTGCGAACGCTGCTTGAGCGCACGCTGTTGGTGGGTCAGGGCAAGGCCAGCGTGAGCGATTTTCCAGAATGATGCGTCTCTGGCGGCGGCTGAAGTGGAACTTGCGCGGGAGACCGCAGGGCCATCCACTGTTCACGCTAAACCTGATCGTCAAAGAGGCTATGGCATATCTTGAGAACGATGTCTTACAGACCGGCAAACTAACAGTCCGCAAGCCAGTCAACTATAGCGTAAAGATCAACCGACAGTAAGCCGACCCTCACCGGAAGGGTACTCCGGGCTCAATCGCGAAGGCGTTACTTCCCGGCACCGGGCCGGGTCACCAACCGGGTACATCCGCGGCGGCGTGACGCACATCCAGCCATTCACCGCGGAGCATCTTCATGGCAGCCAATATGCTGTTGCAGCCCTCGTTGATCACCAACGAGACCCTCGTCATCCTCGAAAACAACTTAGTCGCGGCCGGCAAAGTCAATCGCCAATTCGAGAACCAGTTCGTCAAGATCGGTACTACGCTGACGATCCGCAAACCAAACAAGTTCCTGGTGACTTCGGGGCCGGGATTGGCGATCCAGAACATCATCGAGCCGCAAACCAGCATCACGATAAATTCGCAGCAGCACATCGACTTTCTGTTTTCCTCGGTTGACCTGACGTTGGTCATTGAGGAATTCAGCGAGCGGTATCTGAAGCCCATCGCCGCCAAATTGGCCAACAAGGTCGATATGGACGTACTGGCGAACTACTCTCAGGTCGCCAACTTTGTGGGTTCTCCTGGGTCAACCCCGAACAATTTCTCGTACCTCGCCGCCGTCGGGCAGCGCATGGACGAGGGCGCCGTGCCGCAGGACGGTCGCGTCTTGATCCTCAATTCGGCGGCCAATTGGGGCATCGCCGGGGCATTGATCAACACTTACGTCCGAAGCGTCGCGGAGCCGGCCTACAAGGGTTTTCTGGCCGCGATTGCGAACATGGAAATCTATCTCGATCAGAACGTGCCGCGTCAGACCGTTGGCGCGTGGGGCAGCACCACCGGATCGAGTGGGCCCCGCATCAACGCCACGGCAGGGCAGACGGGCTCGACGATCCTCACCGATCAGTGGCCCTCCAGTGCGGCGATCCTCACCGCCGGCGACGTTATCACCATTGCTGGGGTTGATGCGGTCAACCCGGAATCCTTGGCGGACACCGGGGCATTGATGGATTTTGTCGTCACCGCGAACACCAGCTCGACCGGCACCACGGCCTCGGTCCCGATTTCTCCCGCCATCACGACCACGGGGGCATTTCAGAACGTCACTGCCGCTCCTGGCGCGCACGCCCTAATCAACGTTATCGACGGCGTCGCTTCCACGTCTTACCCGCAGAACCTCGCCTTCGTCAAAGACGCCTTCGGGCTCGTCACCGTTCCAATGGAACTCCCGGACGGGGTAGACTTCAAGGCGCGGGAGATGTATAAAAACGTCTCCATGCGCGTCATACGTCAGTACGACATCAACAACGACTGGACCCCTTGCCGAGTCGACGTTCTTTACGGCACGGCAACTTTTTATCCAGAGCTGGCGGTGAGGCTGAGCGGCTGATGAAAGCGACAGTCAGACTTGGCTTCGGCAGCGGCAATCCCGCGGGGTGTCCCGACTTCAAGCCGGAGAACCCGTGGGGCCGGCCAATGCCGCGCTACGACCAGCAATACCTCCCGCCGCCTCCACTGCACCAGGTCTTTGCGCACGACAAGCGGGTCGGAAAGATCATTCCCGTAAGTCCGAAGATGGCAAAGGAGTATTGCGATGCGATCTGCATTGCCATTGGGGGAAAGATTGCGTCGGGGGACTGGAAGCACTGGTCTAATCCCCATGTCGTCAAGTTGATGTAAAGGAGCAGACGAAATGGCCGTTTCGGCAACAACCGCCCAGTCGATCGGGCTCGACGTATCGACCAAGCAACTCAGCGACCAGAACTCGGTCGGGACGCTGTTGGGCGCGAGCCCGACCGACAAGATCGGGTTCTTTGGCGTCGCGACTCCGGTGGCGCAGCGCGCGGCAGGGAGCAACACTGCGTATACATCGGGGATGACGACCACCGTGCAGGCGGCGGTGATCGCCGAGATTCAGGCGACCCTGATAGGGTTGGGGATCATGCCCGCCACATGATCGAGCGCTGCGACCCGGTCAAGCACCTCTACATCGCGATGCCGGCTTATGGCGGTATGAACGCGGTGCAGACCACTACCTCCCTGGTGGGGGCGACGATGGTCTGCACGAAGTTCCTCAATGTCGAGATGAGCTTCAAATGCGAGCCGGGCGATCCCTATCTCGATCATGTGCGCAACAAACTGGTGACTGGCTTTCTTCAGAGCGACGCCACCGACCTGTTGTTTGTTGACGCAGATGTTGGGTTCGAGCCGCGGGCCGCGGCACAAATCTGCCGCGCCACGCGCCCATTTATCGGCGGGCTCTATCCTTTGAAGCAGGATGGCGATACGGCATTCCCGGCTGATTTCAACGCCGCAGAATTTGCCGTTGACGGCGACGGGTTTGTTGATGCGCTTGACATGCTCCCGACCGGCTTTCTGCGCCTCAACCGCGCCGTCTTCGACCTCATGCCGTTTGAATGGTACGAGTTCGGCGGTCGTCGGACAATGGGATATTTCCACTCCCATGTTGGCCAAGGCGGCGATGGAGAGGACGTGGATTTCTGCAAGCGTTGGCGGGGGCTTGGTGGTAAGATCCACTTGATCCCGAACCTGACCTTCGAGCACGTCGGTCCGAAGGCATGGAAGGCCAACTGGGCGGAAAGCCATGCAGTGCAAAGACATCCCGGAGCAACCGATCCTGGAATTTCTCGCCGGCCCCTATGACGGCTGGCTCGCCCCGGGTAAGGGAACTTGGTTCGGCAACGAATACCCGAACAGCGTTACTCACGCTATGCCCGAAGGCACGCCGAGCAAGCTCGCGTTGGCAAAAATGCGCACGATGATCCGGCGCGGCTTCGTAAGCGGCTGCGCCTGCGGATGTCGAGGAGACTTCGAGATCACCGATAAGGGGCGAGAGCTTTTGGAGAAGATTGCTGCATGAGCGAGCAACGTCAGTATCCGGTATCGATGCATCACCCGAATTTCCGCGCCGCGACGACGGCGGTGACAAATGCGGCGATCGGCGACCGGGGCTACAAGCCGCCGCAGCCCATCACCCTCGGCCCCGTCATCGTACACAACGAGCGGGACGAGCAGTTCTACATCGCCAGGGGCTATATCCCGGAAGGCGGCGCGGCGTTCAACCGGCTGAACGTCCCGACGATGCCGATCCCGCGCGAGTCTCCCGACGCAGAAGCAAAGCCTGCGGCATACCCGAAATGGGTCGGCGACGATCCGCGCGTGATGGTCAAGAGCGAAGCCGAGGAATTGGCTTATTACGACACGCACGGGTATCCGCCCGAGGCTGTTCTTGATCTGCCTGCGTCGTTAGATATCGCCCCATCGTCAACATTGACGGTGCAATCTACCTCGCACGCGGCCGATGAATTCATCCCTGCGCTGACCACAGGCGAGTGGAAAGAGTTCCAAGCCTGGAAGGCGGCGCAATCCAAACCTCGCCGGCGGAGCGGCTGGTCGGAAGAGCGCAGGGCATCGCACGGCGCGAAGTTGCGCGCTACTCAAGAACTTAAACGACAGCTACAAGAGCGTAAGCGAAACGCATCAACGGAGAATGTAGATGCAAACGAAGGATGATTTTCACGACTTTCTTTCCGTCATTCTCTCGCACCTGAACGCCGCGGAGATCGACGCGGCCACCAAGAAGGTCGAGGCCGCGCTCGCCGATCTCGAAGGCGTCCCGGCGGGTCCGACTTATCCCAAATGGGTCGATGTGCCGGACGGCAAGCGTTCTCTCGCTCAAGACGCCAAGCATGAAGCCGAACTGACCGGCAAGCCGCTGCCGCGGGAGAAGGCGCCGCCGCCCGCCGAGAAGAAATAATGGATGCTAGGCTGCAAGCGTTTTGCGATCGGATGACGCGGGTAATCTGGCGGGTGCGTCATCCCAGTGACGTCGAGAGGTTAGTCAAACTGATGACCGCTCCAATCAGCATCGAAATTAGCGAATTGCGGGAGCCTTCTCGCGAGCTATGACCACGGCATTGCAGTTCGTCACCGGAGCGTTGGAGAACATCGGAGTCTACGATCCAAGCGAGCCGCTGTCGGACGAGGATGCGAACCGCGGGTTTGACCGTCTCAATTCGATGATCGACTCGTGGAACACTGAGTCGCTCACCTGCTTTTACGAACTCTCCCAATCCGGCGCCGTTCAGGCCAACAAGAACCGATACACCGTGGGGCCCGGCGGAGATTTTGATGTGGTGCGTCCGACCCGGGTAAAATACGGTCCAGGGGCTGCGATTCTGACCGACGGCAACAATCGCTATCCGGTTAAGGTCATGCCGCAAGACTCGTGGAACCTCATTTGGAACCTTGTCTCGGTCACCTCGAACCTGCCCGATACGATGTTTTTCGATCCGCAATTCCCGCTGGCGGTGATTAACCTTTTCCCGATGCCCAA